ATCCCGCATCCGTCAGAACCGCCATTGCTGCAGCCGTGCCTTCGATGCTCACCCCCGTGGATGTGGCAGCCGTGGCGGCAAACTTCTGCGCTTCCGCCCAATTGGAAAGGCTCAAGGTAGAGACGTTTAGCGCCTCCGTGATCACGTCGGTGATCCTCCCTGTCTGTTCAGCTCCGAGCTGGAATGAATTGATGGCCGTGGCTACGATCTCGCTGGCACGCTCCGCTTCCTCTCCCGTGGCAATGGATAGGTTTATAGTGGCTTCCGTGGCATCTAAAATCTGTTGAGCGCCCAAACCTGCACGGGCGAAGTTCGTCTGAAGGCGCGCTACCTGCGTGGCAGTGAACTGCGTGGTCTCTCCAAGGCGTTGGGCGTTGCGCTCCAAGGCCGCCAACTCTTCACCAGCGGCACCAGAAATAGCGGCAAGTGTGGCGATCTCCTGCTGAAATTCAGCATAGGTACTCACTGCCTGTCTTCCGAGCTGGACCAGCTCTGAAAGCCCCACACCGATACCGATGGCTGCCAAAGCAGGACCAAGAGCCCGGAACGCACTGGCATAGTTGCCGACGTTGCGCGTATAGGTACCCACCGATGCGTCGATGGTCTTCAACTCCCCATCCAGCGTCTTGATTCTGCGAAGAAGGTCTTGCCCAGCTATCCCTTCACGGGCTTCCCGCCCGAGGGCCTGGAATTCGCGCTTGGCGTTCGACAATTCGCGGCTGAGCTGCTGGTAGGAGCCGGGGGCGAAGGATAAGGCCTCGAAGTCCCGCTTCTGCTGCCTCAGCTCCTTATTCATAGCCTGCACTTCCGTTTTCACACCGTCGGCTTCCACCCTCAGGCGGGTATAAACACCAGTGTTGCCCTCCTTGCGGGCTTGGCGTATCTGTGCGTTCAGTTCGGAGAGGCGAAGCTCCAACTGTGCAATCTCCTCGACCGTCCTGCGTGTGTCGGAAGAGCGGAGGACCTGAATCTCAAGAGCGACTTTCTGTTTCGTCGGCATGGTGCATGTCTTTCAGCGTCAGGCCCCGCTGCGTATCGCAGTGCGGATCGCCTTGGCCAGTGCTTTTTCAATTTCGTTCGTCGCCTCTCCCAATAGAATATCTTGCGCGTTGCCGGTAATATCGTTGATCGCAGCCTCAAGGAACCCCGTGCGCCGCCCGTTCTTCGAGAATCGGAATGATGCGCGGGTAGGCCTACCTTCCTGCTTCCACTTGTTCAGCGTGGCAAAGGTGGCGCTGCGTGCCTCTTTAGGGGCCAGCCCCCGCAGCTTCCAGTATCGCTCCAATGCTTCGACCACTTTCGACCGCTTTGCCCCGCTGCCACGGCGGTAGGGCACCCGATTGGCGGGCAGGCTGCGTTCCAGGTAAGCGAAGTACTCATTCATCACCACCCGGCCTGTGATCTGGTCAGGTGCGGATTGTATGTCTATCCGGGTGGTGCGCTCAAGGCTTCCGGTCAGCCTGTGTCCTTGTTCTGCCAGCTCCTTCTTCACAGCACGAGCAGCATAGGAGAGCAGCCGGTCTGCCGCCTCATTAAGCGCTTGCTGTACGAGCTGGTCGAAGATGGGCATATCAGTAGTTTTCGCGTTCGTTGATCGGGTCTCCGTAGTCCGGGAATTCGAGGTCTATGGGGTCTTCGCAGACGTGGAACTCCATGACCAACTCAGGGGCATACACCCCGTACAGGTTGGACAGGCCACCCCTCCAAGGATATGCCTTGCTATTCTCCGTCATCTCCTTCATGCGCCGCTGAATAGCCCTACTTCCCTTTTCATCCAGCACATACGAGGTGATCTGTTCCGTATCCACCTGGTGAAGCAGCTCATCTTCCGGCCCGATATACGCGCCGCCCGGCGTAATTGTCGCAGCGATTATACCTGATAGGTATGAAAAGCACTCCTGAAGACGGTTGTGGCAGTCCTGAAAGATGTCGATCTCGTTGCGCCGCCTGCATACCGTGGCAGGTCCTTTCGGCTCTTCCAGCCTGTCAAGTACTGCCAAGTCGAACACAAGCCGGTCGATCCGTTCATTCTTTTTTACGCGCTCGCTGGTGATCTCCACGATGTTGGCGGCAAGTATGGGGTAGCGGTGCCGGATCGCATTCGGGTTGTACTTGGCTGCAGCCCACTGCCGGGAAAAGAACGTCGGCTTCCCCCGGTCCAGGATGGTGGCTCCCAGCGCCGGATCGTTGAGGTCTGCCTCAAAGTTCTTCAGCACAGCCCAGGTGTCCAGCCGGTGGCAGGGCATGGCATCATCCGAGGGATGGTACTGGACGAACTTGCGGAAGAGAAGCCAGAAGTCGTTTTGGGTCATATCATCGCATTTTCAATACTCAGGGCTTTCGCAGCCCCAAAAAAGCTTGCTCTTTTCACGCTCTCCCATGTGTAGCCGGACCCTTCGATCAGCCGCTTGTAGATCCACTTATACCCCACGCGCTGCCGGATCGCCTTGTTCTTCCCTTCTAGCTCACTGCGAGCTTTCGCGTCCGCGACACTTTGCGGACCCGGAGGGTTGAAGAAGTAATAGCAGTCAGCGTGGTTCTCAACAGTCCGAATTGCCAGGCTAAAAAAAAATCCACCTTCAGCGCCGTCTCCGCATCGATGCCGATGAAGTTTGCGGCACGGTCCGAAACAAAGCGCTCAAAGGCCAGGTCGTCATCAGGAAGGGTTTCCCCCTCTCTCAGTGCCAGGATCGCCAGTTGCCGGTGGAATAGCTCCCAGCGGATATTCTTCGCTGCGTACTTTTTGCTATCCAAAAGAGACTGCGACTTCCGGCGAAGCTCCAACACTTCAACCGCCTCGTGCACAGTCAGGTCCGGAGGTATCTCAAGCCCGCTCATGCGATCGCGTCCCGCCTCTTTCAGGTAGTACATTTCCCCCTTCCACTCGAAAGAGATTGTGCCGGATGTAGACACCAAAGCTGCCTGCGCCACCACCTTGTAGATGTTGGCCCAAAGGGTGTAGAGCGTCGCTTCGCTCTTTTCGAGGTCCAACTGATCCAGGCTGTCAATCTGGAAGGTTTCCCGCAAGGACTTCATGTAGTCTCCAACGGGCATGGAGAAAAGCTGGTCGAGAGTAGGAGCCCCCGGCATGACGGTACAGAAGTCCTGCACCATTTGCGCCATGCGGTGCAGGCGTTCGAGCTGGTAGGCGGGTGAAAGCAGGTCGGCGCCTGCCTCCAACTGGCCGTTCTGCCAGCCGATGAAGTCGGAAACACCATCCAGAAACTCACAGTATTGCTCCACTGTGATCTCCCGTAAGTTTTCCGGCATTGCCAGCTTAACCCCACCTGTCAGTTCGATGTCATACATTGGCTTCCTTTTTCAGGCCGTTGATGCGGCGAAGCACCGCGGAGAGGAAGTTGGTGTCGTTCTGATCTTCCCCCTGCTCCAAATGGAACATCTCTTGAGCGAAGATGCGGGCACCATCCATGCCGCCGAAGTAGTCCCGTAGCTTGGCGGGTGTCATTGCCCCCAGGTGGGAGATAAGGTCAGGATCTGGTACCTGGACCGTCTCGATCTCAGTATCGGACTCCTGTTCCTGAATCGTCGGCTGCTTCTTCTTTGGCTGCGCTTCTTCCTCCGCAACATTCAGGTTCTTGGCCTGCCTTTTTTTTTGCTGGAAGTCGAAAGCGTCTGCCAGGTTGATCGACCTGGAGCCGCCACCTGCCGACTTGGCTGGGCCATTGATGCGTGCGCCTTCCGTTTGGATGCGCTGGGCCTCCACGATCATGGGCTTGAGGTCCGGGAAAGCTCCGGATGCCTGCCTCAGTGTGGTGTCGAAAATATGGCGCGTGTTATTCAGCACGCCTTGGTAGTTGCCGCGCTTCCCGGCTCTCTTTGCTTCGAGGGCAGTGCGCATGACGTTCAATAGTTGTTCACCTACTTCTTTCATTTCGTCATTTCGATTATCAGGTACACAATGATGCCTGCCAAGGCGACGGCCCCGACAAAAGCCAGGGCGGCTATAAGTTTCCAGAACCAGTCAGGTCCAAAGTTGTAGTCTGCCATTACATCTCCATGTTTTCGTCATCCAATTCGGGGGCTTCCCTGATAGACAGGGAGAACAACCAAAGTACTGCCAGAACCAAAAGCCCAAAAACCAATAAAACAGTCTTCATATCACGCGAAATTTGATCTCCTTCTCTGTGGCTTCGGCATGATCGCCCCGTACATCCTCATCATCATCATGTCCGCGAAGTCAGGGCTTCGCCCTATATTCTGTCTCACCTCCTTTTTCGAGATGATTGCCAGTTTTCCTTCTTTGTCAACGTCCCTGCTTTTCACCTGCTCCAACTCTTCAATTACATACTGCCTCATGTCGCCATTCACTCCCTTGAGCCAAAACTTCCCCTTGTTGATCGCATCGGCCAGGTGGTAGTAACATTGGCTCTTAAGGTTCAGGTAGTTTTCTCCATTCACAGGGGCAGCGCCGTTGTGGAATGGTATTGCTCCTTTCACAAAACCTCCCACGAATGCTCCCACCCCGTCAGCGTCGTAAATCACCCGGCTGTTGGGGATGCCATGTGATATTTTCAGAGCCTCAATCAACCCTACAACCTCGTTGGAAAGCGTCTTGGGCAGCTTGCGATAGTGTATCAACGTACCCCCGAACCATACGCCGATCACAAAATTATCCGACCCCTCCAAGGCTATATCCGCCGTGATCCACTTGTCGTCGTCGTCAATGAGCACATGCGTGTTGTGGAACAAATCCTTGATCGCAGCATACCCAATCAGCGCCCTGTCATCTTGCTCGTACTCCCACTGGCCGTGCAGTAGGCGCGCCTTTGTAGCTTGGTCCTTGATGCTTTCCAGGGCTTCCATGTATTCAGCCGTCAAGTGGGGGTTGTCGCCCGGCAACGCCTGCACAAACCGGGTGTCTTCCGGTAAGTTCCCCTCTTTCCATGGCAAATAGACGTCGTGGTATAGCCAGTTTTTCTTCGGGTTACAGGTGACCAGGATCTTCGGAGGAACCTCCAATTCCCTGTTCAGGTGCCGCCCAACACGCGACTTGAGTACGTCGAACGCCTTGGCGTGAACCTCACCTGCCTCCTCGATCCAGCCGCCCGTGAACTCCTTGGAGCCGAACCGCTCAAACATGGGGTCCTTGTACGGGTAGTACGTCAGGTCGAGAAACAGCACCTCGCTTCCATTTTGGAACTTGATGCCGTGCTCATTGTAGGTGTAGTCAAAGAACTTGTGGAAGTCGGTCACCTTCTTCCAGGTAACCAGCGAACTCTCCCGTGTATCCTTCATGTTGTTGCGGCCTATGAACCACCGGCTTCCCGGGAACAGCCAGCCGCAAAACATCAACCATTCGCAACCAATCCAGCTCTTCCCCCCGCCTGCTGCCCCGCCATACACGAGGTACTTGGTCGTCTCATCTCCCAGGTACGCATAAGCCTGCTTCTGTTTGGGTAGTGGTTCATACATCTCCCTCACCTTTGGCTCCATCTCCGGATAGTGCCCGGAAGAATTCAAGCCCGGTGAAAGTGCCTATCTGTTTGCCGTCGCTCGTTGCGTCGATTTGCTGCTTTGCCTTCCCGTGCGCCCGGTCCAGCATCTCCGTGATCATCTCCTTGCCACGCTTGCCAAGCATCTCCTTGGCGACGATGCGGAGCAGGGCGGGCAGGTCATTTGACTTGTCCTCGTTCTTGCCTGCAATCTCGATCACCTGGTACATGGGAAGGGAGAGCAGGTATTCGTATGCCTCCTGGACGCGGGTAGGGGTCGCAGGTTCAAATCCGGCCTCTTTCCACTGCTTGACAATAGCGGAAAAGACCTTCGGAGGCCTACCGTTCGGGTTAGCCGTCTCGCCTTTTTCAAGTCGATTTACCGCGCCTCCATGTGGTTGTTTTACCTTCTTGGCCACCTTTGTTTCGCCTTTGTTTTTCTATCAATTAATGCGAAAATACACATATTCTGATAATCAGGCAAATAAAAAAGCCCCGGTTATCCAACCGAGGACTTTTCGCGGCCCGACATCAGCATGGTTGGCTGAGCCAAGTCGACTTCTCTTGTGGGTAAATCAGGCAGGCGCTTTGATTCTCAAAGATAGTACTTTTTTTGGAATAAAAAAGCCCGAGCGGGGAACTCGGGCTTGCGCTACTAACAAGTTATCTCATGAAAAATGAATACATGCTAATTTACTGATAAATTGATAAAAACCAACACTTCATCCCGCTTTTTTCGCACCCCGCAATTGGCATCTTATTCTCCCAGCGGATTAAAGTACTCCTTGGTCTTTTGCTCAAGCCAATATTCGTATGTTGAATCCTTGGCGGTAATTACACCTTGGAGCGTCAGTCCTGCGCCGTAGTGGAACCCTGTCCGGTATGCGTGCTCCCTGTATTCATCAACTTCATCATACGGCATTCCGTATGTCACCTCTTTCGGTCCTGCGAGGCCAAGCTCCCGCTGGACGAACATGCCGCTGACGAATGCCACGGCGAACACAACGAGGATGATTGCTGCGTTTTTCATACTGCTGTTTTCATACAGCAACGCATGGGGCCTCCTATTCGTTGTCTTCCGTTCCGGTGATCTTCGCAGGATCGCCAATGACGTGGAATACGAAGATTCCCTCTCGCAAGGGTAGCGGCGTGGACAGGTGGAAGTCTTGCCCCTTCACCGCATCGCCATCTGCGTAAAACATGAATCCACCGTCCTGCGCAATGAGAATGCGCGTGTTCCACATCTCGATACGGTCGTCCTCAGTTGCGCCAGGCATGGGCTTGGCATCCGTCTCGGTATGAAACAGGTTGAGCGACCAGCGTGGCTCATGCAGGACTTGCCCGCCATACTCCTTGCGCACATACTCGAACTCTCCAAAGATGTGCAGGAAGCCTTCATTTGCGTCTGCTTGGATTTGCTTCATTGATTTTCAGGTGTTAGTATGATCTGAATAATCGAAGGCCCGCTTACCGCCGCATAAAAGGTGACTTTAGTAACCTCGAAACTTTCTAGGTTATTCACCGCACTGCGGCAATCTCCATCACGAAAGCAAACAAAATCCCCCTTTCGCGGCAATGCCTCGAACTCCATTTCCATTCGGTAGTCATGCGGCATTTCCATGTATACTCCCCTGCCATCAAAATCGACCTTCACCCCTCCCACGAAATAAAGTAATGCTTTCATCTGATTGGAATTTCAACCCCGGCACTCACCTGAAATTCTCCGGGAAGTGAGAGGCGGTTGACAGGGGGCAGGTAGCCAGCGTGAACAGAAATCCAGTTGTAGCTGTACTTCCCCGAATACACAGGACGAAGCGCGCCCGATGCAGTCTGCCCGCCGAAGAAAACGCCAATACGATGCAGCTTGGGAGCCTTGGTGGTAGGGGCCGGTGGGCAAAACGGAATGATCTGCGGCATATAGGACAGTATTGGTCCTTCTGCCACGATCTCCCAGCGATGGAAGTAGTTGGCAGTAGTGATGCTATCCACATAGGTGTGCTCCTCTGCTTTCCATTCAATAGCGTCGCCTTGCCCATCCTTCCATGCCGCCTGCAATTCGGCTTCCATCTGCGTGTATTTCTTCGCCAGTTCCGCATATCGGGAAGCGATACTGTCAGCAGTGGACTGGTCGGGGATCGGCACGGTGACATATCGGACTACCTGCCTTTCAGGGCCGGGCAAGAATACGGTATCAGGGAGATACCCCCACGCTGCCTTCAGGCTGTCGAGGTCCAGGACGCGCCACC